GGCAGGTAAAGCCTACGTCTCCCGATCGGGGCGCCTAGAGTTTCTGAACACTAGACCCGATATCACACACCCCCCCTCCCCTCTAGGTTGGAACCTAGGAACTCGATCCTCACCCACAACCACAGGCAGTCCCAATCTCTGGGACACTTGCCGCGGGGGGCACAAGACGACGTCATCGGGCAGCCATTGCGTTTCGGCAAACCAATCCGTCTACAGCTTTTCAGCTATAGCGACCGGCCGTACCATTTCTGGCACACTTACCCATCGACAGTCTCCCACCCTGACCGCTGATCGAAGCCAGGCAGCTTTGCAGCTACCGCCTGTCGCGTTGATCAGGGGATCATTGGATCGAGAACTTTAATCCTTCCCCACCTCCCTACCTTGGGCCCATACACCCGTTCGTTAGACGGACTACATTGGCTTAGCTAGAGAGGACCTTGCTTCCCCGACGAAAGTCTCAAACCCGGCGATTTAGCGCGAACGACACGCTACACATCAACCGGAGACTAACACGGACGCCACAAAGTGAGGTTTCTTGAGAAGCGGGCAACCACCAGGCCCAGTCGAACATAGCATTCGACCCCCTCTCGCACCCTGCGCGACGTTGCTACGTCGCAGTGCTTTTCCTCGCTGGAACGCCAAGAGAGTACAAATCCTCAAAGAAGCATGCCTTATTGAACGCGGCATCATCTTTGGAAGGATAGCTCATATTGGCTTCCAGCATCTCACCTCCGAGGAGAGTATTTACCTCGTCGTACTGAGGCAGCCTGTCAATCCCCTTAAAAAGGAATTGCCGAACAGGCTCCTGAGCGCGAGGCTCGAAATACTCTTTCTTAACCCGCTGGTACCAGTCAGGTACCTCCCTCCTACTCTCAGCGATTGCTAGAAGAGAAGGAACGGCTACGGCCGGGCGCGAAAGCCCCAGCCAAAACCGAACCTTTAGACTCTTGCTACTTTCACTGAAAGTATCCTTCACTCTCCACTTCCAAGACGCCATTTCACGTCGATTTAGAAGCTCCTCCTCTGGTAACAGAGAAGGCACCCAGTCCACCGCATCGCTCGATAGAGCTAAATTGTGAGGACACGGGGGCCTGGGGAGAACTTTCTTCATCGACGCGAGAGGGTCGTCGCGGAGCTTCACTTTCTGGCTTCGAAGCAAGCCGACCTTAAAGAAGCACCTCCACGCCATACGACCGGAAAAACCTAACTCTTGAGGAGAAAGGCCGGTCTTACGGATTATGGATGAGTGCCACTTCAAGAACTCAAGCCCGGCATTGAACCGAACTTGAGCCGGCAAGCCTGGCGTACAGAAAGAGGAAAAGCCCTTGGACAGGGAATTCGGAAAGGGCATGGAACGCAGCATGCCGAAACGCAGTGTAGGGACAACACGGAGACGATCTTTCTTCCACCTTAAGAGGGTGGAATTAAGAGTCCCGTAGTCCGAGGCTACACTGGTTTTGGTACACTCGACCTCCAAGCCAACCTCACCAACAACCTTCATCCACTCATCCGGAAA